ACTCTTTAGGAAGTTCATTTAACTTATCCTCCAAACGTTGAATTTGTTTTGTTGTGCTGTTAAAAACGTACACAGCAAGAAAGCCAGCTATGCTGACTACGATGTTGAAGATTTGTTGGTTATCCATGTTAGACAGCGTAGTAGGGGACTTTTACTACTGTCCCGTTAAGGTTGACTTGCATGAATCCAGCAGGTTGCAGTGGCAGACTTGCTATGCCATATGTTGCAGTTGCAGTTGTGTTTCCTGTGAAATTAAACACAGCAGCGTTGGTAGTCCCACCAATGATGGTGACATTCTCCAGTGTTACGTTGCCTACGTTAGAAACAGTGCTACCAAGGGTCAGGGTAGTGTTACCCAACACCACACTTGAATTCTGTAGGTTGCTGTTACCTATAGCAATGGTGACATTACTTGCGCTTGTCAGTCTACCTTGTTGGTCTACAGTAAAGGATGCAACATTGGTAGCACCACCGTAAGTGCCTATAGTCACGGCAGTGTTTGCTAGAGATACAGTTCCTGTAGAGGTTATAGGGCCACCTGTAAGGCCTGTACCTGTAGCTACGTTGCTGACATAGATAATCTCAGAGTTATCTACCTTTTGCCATACAGAGCCGTTAAATACACACCAGTCACTTACTACCCAATCTGTGATGCCGTTAAGGTTGGTAGAACCAGAAACAGACACAACATAGTAGTCCCCCTTCGTACCTACGCTAGAGGCAAGAGCAGGATTATTGGCGGCAGCATCCCATGTACCCTTGTAATTGAGTGCGCCTATAACATTGAGAGAGGAACTGACTGTTTTTAACATGGTTTACCTCATGAACCATCGCCAGGTGTCACGTATATAGTAGCGTTGCTACTAGCGGTAATGCCTGTGAAATAAGCGTTGGGTACGAAAGACAGAATCTCATCTGTACCTGGCAACAGTGGAATAGATGTGCCTGTGGTAGTAATGACTGCGGCATTACTGTTTGCACTAGCACCATCTGAGCCGTAACCTAGAAAGACAGTAACAGAACCAGCATTGATAATGCGATACTGATTACCACCAAGCGTGGTAGATACGGCTTGTACAGCAGTAGGTGCTGTTGTAGCCGCTAGAAAAGTGACAGTGTTACCTGTCCTTGTAAAGGCTTGAATTCCCATTACTGACTCGCAGCTCGCAATGGAGTCAGGTCTTCTGTTGTCCAAAAATCCTTGGCAAGCATGATGACCAAATGCTCTTTGTTGCGTGACAAGCAATCTGCCCAATCTTCTGCTGTCATGCCTTCAGGCTGACCGCCATTGATGAGGTTTACGCTGTCCATAGCGGCAGAGTAGTGCTTGGCAATTTGTTCTGCTGTGATTTCAATTTCCATTTTTAAGCTCCTTGGTTAAGTTGAGATTTGAGGCTATCCACCTCGGCTTTAAGTTCTTGGATTGCTTTAATGCAAAGAGAAACCATATTGCCGTAAGCCAAAGCATCAGGTGAGCCATCATCTGCGTACTGTACAAACTCTGTTAAACCCGCATCATGCACTTCTTCTGCAATTAAGCCACCAAAGGTTTTACCAGCATCGGCTTCTGCTTTTCCTTGGTATGTAACAGAACGAAGTTTTAGTAAGTCTGTAAGACCATGCGTAGTATCTACAACATTCTTTTTGTATTTTAATGATGAAGTTGACCTTTTAAAATAACCATCTGAACCAACAAAAACATTTGCGGCACTTCCTGTCGTTTCTGTATATACACCTATACTTGCTAAACCACTTGCGGCAGTTCTTGTGATAATAAAAGTGCCACTACTGTCAAAATAACCTCTTGCATTCCCATCTCCATCAGACAGCACTATGTGGTTGCTTGTTGTGCGGAGGTCTAAAGAACCAGAATTTCCAGAGTAAGCACCCACAAATGTGTTTTTACTTCCTGTGGTAACTAAATATCCAGCAGACGGACCAATAAATGTATTAGCAGTTGCAGTAGTTAGTGCTGCACCAGCACCACCTATGCCGCTGTAATGACCCATCAATACATTGTTTCCACCTGTGGTTAAAGCAAGTCCCGCTTCATAACCTATTGCAGTGTTGCTAGATGCTGTGGTGTTGGCTACAAGCGCTCTAGAACCAACTGCAACATTGTTTGAGCCAGTAGTGTTTGACACCAACGCAGATGTACCAAATGCGGCATTTTCTGTTCCAGTTGTATTGGCATACAAAGCGGAATTGTATGTACCTGCCACATTTGCGCCAACCGCAGTATTGTTATTGCCTGTATTGTTATAAAGCGTACTCCACCCAACTGCCACAATACCAGTAGCTGTAGTGCTGGTGTAAGCCGCTTGATAACCCACAGCGGTGTTGTTACCTGCGGTGGTGTTGGCGGTAAGTGCTTGTCTACCTACTGCCACATTGTTAGAACCTGTTGTGTTGGCATATAACGCACCTTGACCAAATACAGAGTTTTCAGCACCAGTCGTATTTACTGCCATTGCATCTTTACCAACAACGGTATGGAATGAACTTGTTGTTGAATTTACACCAGCACCACTGCCAACAAACACATTGCTTGCTCCAGTAGTATTAGCATACCCAGCCTGATAACCTGCCGCTGTGTTGTTAGCGCCACTTGTATTAGCCGCCAAAGCACTTGCACCAAACGCAGTGTTAGTGGCAACAGAGCCGCCGCCATTACCTAAGTTCATGCTGGTGGTTGGCAATGTAACTACCGTGCTTCCAGCAACCGCTGGAGCCTGTAGCGTGACTGAGCCGCTTGTATCGCCTGAAATAACTACTGATGACATATCAAATCCTTATTGAACGACCCAGCGTGAACCGCTAGAAAGAGTTACCACCGCACCGCCTGATAGCGTTATCGGGCCTGCTGACATTGCTGAAAACCCAGCCGCTATCGTGTAACTTGTAGCCACTGTTTGACTGTTCACCACGATGCCGTTGGATGCAACAGGAACTCTTGCTTTAAGTTCACCAGTGCTTGGCTTGTACAAGAGAAACGCATTGCCCGTGAACAGGGTGGAAGCTGAGCCGGTTGTAGCGTTTGCAAACAATGGGAAGACATCGGTTGCAGTGCTTGTGTCGTTGCTCAGTGCCGCACCGCCAACAGAAGCCCATGTAGTACCGTTGTAGCCTTCAAACTCAGTCGTAGTGGTATTGAAGCGCAACATACCACTTGCTGGGGTAGGACGTTGACCAGTCGTTCCCTTGCTGATTAGTAACGCGCCGGTTGAGGAGAATGTTGAGTCTAGGGTCGCTGTCAAAGCACCCGTTACAGCAACAGTACCAGTCACAGCCAAAGCCGTTCCGCTCCACGTCAGGTTGGCAGAGCCACCCAGAACGCCTGAGTTGTTAAATTGGACTTGAGTGTTTGATCCGGCTGCATTTGCAATCGTTGAACTGGTCTTGATGAAGTCAACGCCGTTCCAAGCACAGACAGCAGACTCTCCCGCAATGATCGTGACACCCGTTGTTGGCCCAACGCCTACCAACTTAATAGACTGAGTGCTTCCTGTCTTGTTGATAACGACATAGGCCTTGGACTGCGCTGGCGCTGTAATAGTCCTTGTAACTGTCCCGCTTGCCGTCCACAAAATAATTGCCTGCCGGGCCTGGTTCGCAGCCCCGGTAGTTGTTGTCAGGGTTACGTCCGCATCAGAACTAAGTGTGGTAGTACCGGCTACGGCCGTGTCTAAAAGGCCAGTAATCTGGTCGTTGACTGCTGTTCCCCATGTATTGGCTTCCGTCCCTGTAACGGGTTGGGCTAGGCCAAGAAGGGTGGTGTAATTGATTGTCATCTTGTTTTCCTCATGCCGCTATGCGCGTCCACACGTTTGCTTGTGCATCATTAACTTGGACCCAACCAGGAGACTGTGAATCATTGACATTTTGCCAGTTAACTGATTGACTGTCATCCACAACTGTCCAAACCAAGAGGCTACCAACCTGGCCCACCCCTTGTACGCCTGTGACGTTAACTTCAACGCCGATACCAACCGATACCGACCCAACACTACCCGTGGCCAAAAGGCCTGTAACTGGAACATTTGTTGTAACTTCAACTTGAGGAGTGCCAACCTGGCCAGTTCCTTGAACGCCTGTAAGGGATACCGCAGCATCCCCAGTAGACGTAACCGATCCAATCTCTCCCGTTGCCTGCACCCCAGTAGCGAAGACGTCAGCATTTGCGGCAACTGTGGTCGCCCCGACAAAGCCTGTCGCAGATACTCCCGTGAGCACCACATTTGCTGAGGTGTTGATAACAACTGTTCCGACCTGGCCTGTTCCAAACACTCCCGTGAGCGATACATTGGCGTCGCCCGTGACTGTTGCTGCCCCGACAAAGCCTGTTGCCGATACCCCTGTAAGGAATACATCGGCACCTGCCTGGGCAGTGACTGAGCCAACTTGGCCCGTGCCAGACACCCCTGTGAGACTGACGTTAGCTGTACCCGTAACAGTGGCTGTACCGACCGATCCTGTAGCCTGTAGCCCAGTAACGGAGACATCGGCCCCCGCTTCGACGCTGACCGATCCAATCTGCCCTGTTGCAGAGACGCCTGTGACATTGACATTGGCATCTGCCGCTGCTGTGACCGATCCAACCTGCCCTGTTGCAGACAGCGTGACCGCACCCTCGCCCCACGGGGCCTCACCCCAGGCTTGACTACCAAATCCGCCAAGTGCAATCCGTACATCAGCCACTTACGCCTCTTAGGCAATACGAAGTATTGCGTTTGTTGAATCAGCAGTAGGGAAGATAATGGTGAAAGTGCCCGATGTGGAGGTCTTTGCTCCACCGAAATCCAAGATACACACCGAAGGGTCTCCTGCGGCAGTATCGTTGTAAATCATTGCTCCAAAGGCCGTGATCGTGGCACTTGTGAATGACAAATCAGCAAAATCCGTAAACGCAGTGGTCGAAGTAGAAGTTGGGGTTACGTTTGTCAACGCACCACCACCCGCAGAATACGAACCCGATGCAGCCACTTCATTAGTAGCTGTGTACGCTGTTGTTGCCGCCGTAAAAGAGGCACTGTTGTCGTACAAAGCCAACTTAAAAGTGTTTCCGGTGCTGGTTGTAAAGTTGTGCACAGCTCTCATCAGTTCTACTTTGAAACTGGTGCACATGAAGTTTCCTGAAAATGCCATTTTTAATCTCCTAACAAATGAACGAGGTTGGAATACCCTGCTTCGTGCAGGCGAATTGCGATAGTTGCTCTATCCTGATTTACCGCTTCTTCAAGATAGGTCTTAATTACGGAGCGCACAGCACTGCGAAAAGCAATAGCCTGGTCTCGAATCGCCGGATGGGACTCACTTCCAATGTAAAGAATCTTCTCAATAGCCCGATCGGCCAACTCGTCAGGAGTCCAGCCACGTCCATTGGTAGTGACAACATCTATTCCACCCAGCAATACAGAAGATTGACTGCCTATCATGGTCCTGGTGACTCCGATTTAAGTTGAATACGTACCATGCCATCACGGTATTCATCACGACGGCGACGGCCTTGCTGTTCAATACCGAGCCCTTGAAGAGCCTGCTTGTAACTTGCGTCAAAAGTAGCCATCATGTCAGGCGGCCCCTTAGTGTAGCTATACGCCTGGATTAAACAAGCGTAAAACAACGCTTCAGGAGCGTTTGTGCTAATCCACGTTGTAGTATTCGTGGAAGAAAGCTGAGGAGGACGATAGATATAGCCAAGTTCAACCGCTAAAGCAGAACTTGGAGTGGGCGCAATGTAGAAAGTGTTTTCATCCCACACAGAATAGTATTTTGGAATCCCCGTCGTAGCCCCATTAGGCCAATACTCTTTCATAAAAGAAGTATCTCGAAAATCTAAGAAAATTTGAGTTGTTCCCGATGTAACTATGAGGTATCTATGGGTCAAGATATCACTAGGGGCAGACAAAAACTTGTTGTTAGCCGTTAAATTAGCTGTCACTTCAAGCTTAAAGACATCTAAGTCAATGTCGCGCAAAATACGGTTTTCTGCAAAAGTGATAAAAACGTTTATCACCGCGTCAGTAAAGACGTTTGCCCCTACCTCTGTGTAGTTACGTATGTTTGTTACAAGTTCGCTATACGTCATGAAATCACCACCGTTACAGAACCTACAACGCCTTGAGCAATCAAGGCCTTGTCTTGAATGTATGGACGCATGTCGTTGGTGTTTCTAACTGTTCCAAAGCTTTGAAATGCAGTAAAACCAGGGGCACCAACAAACACTGATACAGGCTCGATTCTATCTGGACGCGGCTCATAAAGGGCAATTGCATCGCCCTTATATTTCAAGGGCTCAAGTTGAGGCGCTTTTGGCTCGTAATCGTCCGGGCATACCTTAAAGCCTCGCCAGTTCTTGCGAAGTACGTTGTAGTCGTATCTCTGTCCGCAATAGTCGCACAGGCCATACGAGAATTTACCTGTTGCATAAGCCATCTGTTAATACCCCACATCAGGAACAAAATTAACACTGGCCGTGTCCCTGTCCTCCATCGCAGCGCGAAGAAAATCCTCTTCATACATTGCCTTCAATGCGCCCGTGCGCTCAGGGGAGTACTTGAGAGAGAGGTAGTACGCTAGTCCTGAAGTCAGGCATGGCAAAAATCTAAAGTTAACGTCCGCCGTGTTGGTATATGCACCAGCATCTTCTATACGACGAATTCTGTAATAGACAAAAGTGTAGTTTTGATTCGCCGCAGGGTAGAAAAACACCTTAGGCACGTTCGTTCTCTGTACATAGTACTGAGCAGGACGCGCTTGAGATGTCTTATCCGGAATATTCAAATACTCAGAGCGACTGATGCGATCAATCGTGATATCCGTCGAGACGCCCTGAGAAGGGTCTCGTATAACAGCAGACAAAACGTTAACGGTGTCTGTAGCCAACGATATCTCATTGTTGCCCTGAACCAATGCATACGTAGCCTGCTCAATGGTCCAAAGATTAAGTCCCCTGTTTGCCCAATCCAGAAACAACAAATTCAAAGAGCGACGCGCAGACTTTAACTGGTAGCCATTTGTGCCACGTATCCCGCAGCGCTCAAAGGATTCCTCAATTAAGTCGTCAATCGACAGATCAAAAATAGTTGTACCGGAAGTTGTCATTCTTTGTATAAGTTATTAAAAGTTACTTCTGGATTCATATATGTATCATCTTGTTCCGCACA